TATTAAACTAAGGTGTTTCTGGTCTTAAGACCGAACATTAACTTAGATAATGTTCATATCGAGGCATGTTACTGTTCCGTAGAAGTCAGCACGTACCATCTTCTTGCCATAGCGAGTCATAACACCCTTGCGAGGTGTGAAATCCTCTGGCTGGAAGATTGTTGGAGTTACGATGAGAGGTACATATGGAGCGTAAACGAATCCAGTCTCGAGGTAGCTTCCGCCCTTATATCCAACGAGGATCTTGTTGCGTGGGAAGTATGGGTCCTTGTAAACTGTGAAGCGATTGCTTAGTGTACCAACCTTCTCTGCACCCATTGTGAATGGAGCACCAACTTGTCCGTCACCGTCAAGGCTGTAGCTTGGGCGGTAAAGAACAGAAGCTTCGAGGATAGTTGCAACGTCAGGAGAAACTACGATGAAGTTCGCAGAACCACGTAGAGTCTTACGGTGAATCTCATTAGCAACGTCAATAACAGTCTCAGTAAGAGTCTCGTACCACTCGCGAACTGTTCCAGTGAAAGCTGGTCCAGGGTTGAGAGTTGATGTACGAGCGATTTCTGCACCTGTACGCTTGTTAACGAACTTACCTGGTGAACGGCTCCAGAAGAAGTTTGCACCCTTTGCACCTGCAAGAAGATCACCAAGGATCTCACGATCGATTTCGAGAGCGATTTGCTCAGAAAGGATCTGAGTGAGCTCAACCTCTGCATCCATTGAGTGGTATGCGTTGAGGTCTTGCGCGAGCTCAGGACTCCAACGCACACGGAGCTTACGTGTTTGTGCTGTTACAGGGATTGACTCAATCTTGATGTCAATCTCTGGAATTGTAGGAGTACCACTTGTATTAAAGTCAGCCTCAAATGCAGGTGTAAGATCAACACCACCAACTGAATTTGCATCAGCTGCTGCAGCGTCTGATTTAACATATGACATTGTTACTGCAGATAAATCACCAAGTGCGCTTCCTGATGCAACAGCTTTTTCAACAACAAATAAAATACGAGCATCTGCGCTTGTAACGCTTACAGTAGGATCAGCTGTAAATACATTGTTTGAAAGCGTTCCAATTCTTGTTAGTCTTTTAACATTGAAAGGAACCTTTTTAGATGAAGAACCAACATCAGCAACGTGTGCAGAAGATTGTACAACATCAGGAGGAACAATCAATTGATCATTTGAATCTTTATTGTCAGCTTCAGAGGTAGCTAGCAAAACAATTTCTTTTGCAAATTCTGGATCAATAGCATCTTTAAGTGTGTCTAAAGCATCAGTATCACACTTACTTGGGTGCACGAATAAAACTACATATCTAGATCCATCATTAATTCTATCGATAATTTGTGGATCATATTGAATTAATTCTAAGTCATGTCGTTTAGTCGTTGAAAGATGAAGAGTACTAGTTAAAGCTGCTGCTGTGTCTGAGTTTGAAGCGCCTTGTTCAGCAGTTAATAGACGCAATTCGTTAGCAATAAGATCGCCTTCAGCTGCTCTTTGAGCTGCTGGAAGTGTTTGCGCTGCGCTGTCTCCTGAAGCTAAAGCAGCAACTCTAACTCTAGAAAAACCGCTGCCTGCAAGATCATATTGCCCGCCAGTAGCATCTGCGCCATTTCTGATTGCGCTTCCAGCCGGTCCACCATAAATAGACTCGCCAACATTGTATCCATTTCCTTCTGATCCGTATGTGTAATCAAGGTAGAAAAGGAGTCCACTTGGGAGGCTCATTGGCTGAATAGAAACGAGCTCGTTAGCGATGAGACCACCGAAAACGCGGCGAACGATTGGGAATGCGATGTTTGAGAAACCTTATACGGAGTCTCCACCCATTGTGCTGCTTTCGCGAAGAACTTGTGCAGCCTGATTCTCAAGAAGAGTAGCCATGTTCTCACGATTTACGTCGTCCATTCCACGGAGTAGACCTGTGCGAGACCATTTCTCAACGAGGCGCTTATTTTGCTGGCCTACGTGGCGGTCTCTAATACCTTCTGTTAATGTCTTAAGTGTAAAACTCATATGTTT